GCGATCGTGGACGCCACGTCTACGATGCGCATCGGGTTCAACGACGAGATCTCATGGAGCATGTCCACAGCGCCCGAACGCGACCCACGCGCCTTGACCACCGCACTGCCAGCGACAGACGGCGTGAGGCCGGGCAAAGCCGTACCAGCATTAGCCGCCGGAATAGCCTCGATGTTGTACACGATGTCAAGCTCGCAGAACGCCCCACCAGTGACAACTCCATCGAAATTGATGATAGTCGTCTCAAACCCGGATGCCCTGAAAACCGACGCGTCAACATCAAGAGGCACGCCAATGACGTTGCCGATGGACGCGCCTGACTGACCATAGATCAGATAGGCCCCTGGGAAGCTGTCCGTTCCCGCGTTGAGGAAAGTCAGCTCAGAGGCAGAGCCCGCACCAGTGGCCAGCTTCTGATTGCCGCAATCCTTCCACGACCACAAGTCGGCACTGCAGGGCCTAGGAGCAACCTCCAGGACCTTAGAGCCCAACTCATTGATGGTGCACGTCTCAGCCAACGGCTGCCCGTAGAGGGCCGAAGCCGTGACGATGGGCGCATTGGCGCTCGTCGTGTCGACCTTGACGCCGATGTCGGCGAGAAGCGCACCGACCGTGTGTCGCCGATTAGCGACGGTAGAGTCTGGATGAGAGCAATACATCGTGTTGCTGGCATCGCCAAAACTCGCTCCATTCGTATACGGCGTGTTGAGCTGCACCCCTGAATTGCCAACGTTGCACGTGCCAACCGGCAAGTACCCCTCATATGGCAAACACACAGTGATGAGCTTTCCGCTCGAATTGTTGAATGAAGCATCGTTCTTAAGGCGGATGCCCATTGACACAATGCGGTAGCGCTCGAAGACTGAGCCCAACTGGCCCAGACTGAGACCGACACACGGGATGCTCGTGAGCTTTTCAGGGCCCAATGGCACCACAGCCGCTGAAGCGGCAGGGTTCGGCGCAGTGGTCGACTCGGCATACAAGAAGAAGCCGGAGTCGTTGCCACCGAACGTCGGCTGACCATCCGGGTTGAACGCCATGCAGTTCAAACTCGGGCACACGACCACGCAGCCCGACGACTTGCCGGCGGCAGTGCTGAGCTGCAACGTACGCTTGATCGTGTACGGCACCGCATTGCGCACAAAGAAGTCGCCAGCAGCCACGCACCCTGGATACTTGAACGGTTCAAGTAAAGACTTGCGCCAGCGCAAGGTAAACTCGTCGAAGCCGGCGACAGATTTCGGCAGCGGTACTCGCGCACCTCTCGATATCTGCATCTCCGACAGTGCCTTGTTCTGGCGCTTCCTCGGGCCGCGAGCTCGCGGCTTCGGTGCTTGTTGCATCACAACAATCTTGGGCTGCGGCGCCGTGCGCGGCCTGTTCGCTTTTGATTTCTTTCCTTGATTCATGATGAATCGCAATTGTTGACGTTGATAACTAAGTGTCTG